CGCAATTTTTGAAAAAAGAAAAGCGTGTCTTAAAGAAAACATCGCCGAAGTGGCCGGAACCGGCTGCGAAAAGTACGGCTTCAATCCGTTGGATGCCGAAATTATCAATCTGCTTTATGCAGCTGGCGTGATGGTGATGCTCGATAAGATGCAGCAAATCAGCGTGAGTGCAGACGGAACAGCAGTAAAAATCAGCACCAACACAAAAGGCCAGGTCAAAGTGACCAGAAAAGAACAGAAAAATATCAGCACAGAAGTTTAAGGAAAAAAGCCCGGGACAAGCCCCCAAAAAGCAGTCCCGGGCATACCTATCAGAATGAAATCCTTTCATTATATATAAGGAAACACATCGCGCAGGTCGGCGCATTAAAACTTGATTAGAGTATTAACAAGACGGATGGTGAAAAAATGAAAGTCTACAAAGACATCTGCCAGGCAGGCAAAACAATCGATGTTGTCATAAAGGTTGCTTCAGGATGCCATGGTGGTAAGCGAAAACCAAAAATGAATATCACATCAGAAAAGGTACAGAGAAACAATGACCGTCTTGCTGTGAAGGAACTTACCAGGAAGCTGAACGCAAACTTTGTTACCGGTGACCTGCATGTAGTTCTTACATACGAAATTGCTCCCGAAAAGCTCCAGGCGAAAAAGGACCGCGAAACTTTCATCAGAAAACTTCGCAAGGAGATGACTGGCCAGGGCAAGGAACTGAAGTACATAGCTGTAACTGAATATGAACATACAAGAGTTCATCACCATTTAGTTCTCAGCGCGGTTGACATCGACACTCTCTCAAGAGTATGGGACAAAGGATATGTCAGAACAACAGTGCTCGATGAATCCGGCCAGTACTCTAAACTTGCCGAGTACCTTATCAAAGAGACACAGAAAACCTTCCGTGAGGAAGGAAGCGTATATAAGCGCCGCTACTCCTGCAGCGGAAACCTTATCAAGCCGCAGGTAGTAAGAATTGAAGTCGACCCGTCAGAGCTGTTCGAAGATCCTCAGCCTGAAGAGGGCTATTACATAGACTACGAAAGAAGATACGAGCATCCAGTTACAGGACTGGAGCATCTGGAATATATGATGGTTACTGACGGCGAGCCGAAAGACTTCGGCTGGCTTGCCGGCAAGACCATTTCGGGAAGGGAATACTTCCACATCAACTATGAAGAAGAACAGATAAGCTTAGGCATCTAAGCTCTGTTTGACATACAACGAAAGGAGTGAGCATCGATGAGAGATTATCAAAGAGAAAAGAATAATCAGTGGGTGCTGCCAAAGTATTTGTACCGGCAGACGCTTTGGCTCATAAGAGATTACAACCGCCTTAAGGAGGATTACACCGACACGCTTGAAGAAAGTCACTCACCTGACAGCAGCGGCCGCGGAAACAAGCCAGGTGACCCGACAGGGGCACTTGCTTGCAGGCTCGAATCCATGCACGACCGTATTCGTGCTGTAGAGAAGGCAAGAGAGGAAATTCCGGCAGAATACTTTGAAGGCATTTGGAATCAGATTATCCATAACAGAAGATATCCGAGTGATGCAGATCGTCATACATACGGCAGATGGAAAGCTCGTTTTGTATGGCTGGTGGCTCACTACCTGAAGTGGATTTAAAAAAGATGCGCCCACGGGGAAAAAAATAAAAGGTATTATGATAGTGTGAAGAGTTGCGGATGCAGCTCTTTTTTCATAGGAGAATGGCATGAAAGAATATTCAGAATGGTTTTACAAGTCATTAGCATGGAAAAATAACCGCGCAGCTTTTCTGAAGGCAAAGTTCTATATGTGTGAGCGCTGCCAGAACCGGAATGGCGCTGGGCGCATTGCTCATCATAAAATTTATATCACACCAGACAACATTCATGATGAGAATATAACAATGAACTGGGATAACTTGGAATGCTTATGTCAGACTTGCCATAACAAAGAACACCACCGTGAAGAACAAAAAACTACCAGGGAAGGTCTTGCATTTGATGAGCGGGGCCAGCTGGTACAGTTGCCATAGCCCCCCTGATTAAGAATGGGGGTTTAACCGCCGGTGACCGAATGCCCTCCTTCAAAAAACACACAAGGCACGCGCACAAGGGGGGGTGTGGTACAAAATGGACGATAATAATATTTTACTTGAGGAGCTTAAAAAAGAAAAAGAAAAGCGAATCAAGCGGGAGATAAACAAACTTAAGAAAAACTGGAAAGAAAAAGGCCAGGATACCGATGCTTTGACGAAAAAAGTGCTGGAATTTTGTATGCCTCTGATTCACAACCTGGCATTTATGACTGTGACATTGGAAGACCTTAAAGAGGAAATTAACCGTGATGGCTGCACCGTGGAATATAAGAATGGTGAAAACCAGTACGGCACCAAAAAGAACCCTGCGGTCGAAACTTATAACACCATGCTGAAAAACTACACCGCAGTGTATAAGCAGCTGTTTGAAATGATGCCAAGACCTGAAGAGTTCGAACACGGCCGCGATGAAGAGGGCGACGGATTCGAAGATTTTGTAAAGGAACGTGATGAGGCATGAGCGAGCTTGCCCGTAAATTAAAATATGAACTGACGTACAATCCCATCCGTGAATATTACGAGGCAATAAAATCGGGCGAAGTCGTCAGTCTTAAGGTATATAAAGTTTACAAAGAGCTGATCCGTATAATGGACGACCCGCACAGCGAGTGGGAATACAGTGCGAAACGCGCAAACCACGCAATTGAATTCGTAGAGAATTACTGCAGACATTCGAAAGGCAAACTTGGAGGAAAAAGGTTCAGGCTACAGCTCTGGCAGAAAGCTTTAGTAGCAGCAACCTTCGGAATTATACATAAAATTACTGGTCTGCGTAAATATACGCAGGTAATGTTAGTTGTCGGAAGAAAAAACGGCAAATCAACATTAGCTGCAGCAATTGGTTTATATATGCAGGTTGCCGATGGCGAACTCGGAGCTGAAGTTTATGCCTGCGCAACAAAGAAAGACCAGGCGAAAATTATTTGGCTTGAAGCAAAGAAGATGGTAAAAAAATCTCCTTCACTGCTCAGGCGGATAAAATGCAAAGTAGCGGAGCTGGAAGCTGAATTTAACGACAGCTATTTCCGCCCACTCGGAAGTGACTCAGACACATTAGATGGTCTCAATGTTCATTGTGGCCTGCTGGATGAAATTCATGCTTGGAAGACAAAGGACTTATACGATGTAATTGTCGACGGCACCTCAGCAAGAGAAGAGCCTCTTATATTCATCACAACAACGGCCGGAACTATCAGAGAATCCATATATGACACTTTATACGATGAAGCTGTAGGTATCATTAACGGCTTTGGCAGCGAAGTCGGATACAAAGACGAGACATTTCTGCCAATCATTTACGAACTGGATAACAGAAATGAATGGACAGACGAAGAATGTTGGAAAAAAGCCAATCCGGGTCTCGGAACAATAAAAAATATAGCAAACTTAAAGAGCAAAGTGAGAAAAGCGCAGGAGAATTCATTACTGGTTAAAAATTTACTTTGCAAAGACTTCTGCATCAGAGAAACAAGTACCGAAGCATGGCTTACTTTTGAAGAATTAAATAATGAAGAGGTATTCGATATTCTCAAACTTAAACCTGAATACGGCATCGGAGGGGTGGACTTATCAGCAACAACCGACCTGACCGCAGCAAAAATTATATTCAAAGTTCCGGACGACCAGCGCATCTATGTTCTTTCGAAATATTGGCTTCCTGAAGATTTGCTTGCGCAGAGAGTTGAAGAGGATAAAATTCCATATGACATTTGGCGTGATCAGGGTTATCTTGAAGTGGTTCCGGGAAATAGGATACATCCACGTTTCATTACTGAGTGGTTCAAAGAACTTAAAGAAAAATACGACTTGTATCCGTACTATGTCGGATACGATGCCTGGGCGGCAACATACTGGGTCGAAGAAATGGCGGATGCATTCGGAAAAGAGAATATGATAGCCGTTCATCAAGGCAAAAAAACATTATCCGCGCCAATGCATAGCTTAAAAGCCGACCTTCAGGCTAAATTAGTTGTATATAATAACAATCCAATCGATAAATGGTGCTTATCAAACACAAGTGTTGAAATAGATAAAAACGGCAATATTCAGCCACATAAAGGGAAAAATCAACGCAGGCGAATTGACGGCATGGCCGCCCTGCTGGATGCTTACACAGTACTTTACAACCATGAGGCAGAATATATGGCCGTGTGTTAGGAGGAAAAATGGGACTTTTCAATTCCAAAAAAGAAAAACAGAGCAGCGTGTTCAAACTGGTCTCGATGCAGACAGAAGGATATTACAGCTATGATGGCAAGGTCTATCATTCAGATATTGTGCGCAGTGCTCTGAGACCATACGTTAAAGCGATGGGAAAAATCGTTGCAAAGCATATTGTTGAAACAGTTAACGAAGAAGGAACAAGGACAATCCAAACAAACCCGAAAACACATATAAGGTTTTTGCTGGAAGAGCCGAATCCGTTCATGACGTTTCAAAAATTTGTTGAAAAAATGTCTGTGAGCCTGAAACTGAACGGCAATGCTTTTGCTCTTAAAGTAAAAGATGAATTCGGACACATCCAGGAGCTATACCCGATTCCTGCAGCAGGCGCAGAAATAAAGTGGCTGGATGACGGAGAACTGGCAATCAGATTTTATTTAAACAATGGACAAATGCCAATATTCAGATATTCAGAGCTGATACACCTAAGGGGAGACTACAACGAGCATGACATTTTTGGAGACTCACTAATGCCAGCACTCGAACCGTTGATGGAAGTTGTTCACACTACCGACAAAGGCTTAATCAGCGCTATAAAAAACTCCGGAATAATTCGATGGATTATCCAGCTGACAAACGGCATGAAAGATAAAGACCTTCAAGAATATGCAGAAAATTTTGTGAATAACTATCTTTCTGTTGAAGGCGGCGGAATAGGCGTAGCTGCCGTAGATGGCAAAGCTACCTTGACACAAGTTGAACCAAAAGACTACGTTCCAAATTCGTCTATTGTTGACCGAAACACCAAGCGAGTGTTTTCGCTTCTCAATACCAACGAAAAAATTGTTCAGTGTGCAAATACGGAAGATGAGTGGAATGCGTATTTTGAGGGCGAAATCGAACCTGACATCAAACAATGGCAAGACGAAATGACGCGCAAAATTTTTTCAAGAAGAGAACGCGGATGCGGAAACCGGATAGTTTTTGAAGCATACAATCTGACTCACGCATCTTTCAACACTAAGCTGCAACTTCAGCAGATGGTGGACCGAGGAGCCATGACGCCAAATGAATGGAGAAATGTATTCAACTTAGTTCCGCTGGATGGTGGGGATCAAGCAATCAGACGCCTTGACACTGCAGTGGTAAACCAAATAAGAGCACTTACCGGCAAAATCAGCGGTAAGGACCATGAAAACGATGCAGAAATAATTAATTGCATAAAATTGTTGATAGAAGGGAGGTAAAAAATGGCTAAGTTAACAGGGCTGAAAGATAATCTTGACGAACTGCTCGCCTTAAAAAATGCCACTGACGAAGAGGCAGACCTATATTTTTACGGAGATATTGTTTCGAGCTGGTGGGGAGCATGGGATAACACGGATCAATATCCGGAAAGCGTCAAGGAATTCCTTAAAAAAGCAGCCGGAAAGAATTTGAATGTACATATAAATTCCGGAGGAGGCGCAGTTTTTGCTGGAATTACCATTTACAACATGTTAAGAAGTTTTCCGGGGAAGGTCACCGTTTACATCGATGGAATGGCCGCATCTATCGCAAGCGTTATCGCACTGGCAGGCGACCGTATCGTAATGAGAACCGGGTCAAGCCTGATGATTCACAAACCAATGATAAGCATGTGGGGTGCCTACAACGCTGCAGAACTATCCGAAATGGCAGTTCAGTTAGATGAAATTCAGAAATGCATCATGCAGGTGTACAAAGAAAAGAAAAAAGCGTCTGCCAGCCTTTCTGAAATAGAAGAAATGGTTAACAAGGAAACTTGGCTAACCAGCGACACAGCCGCAGAGTACTTTGATGTTGAGATAGAAACATCCCTGCAGGCCGTGGCGTGCAATAGTGAATATATTGAAAAATTTTTTGAATTACCACCGCAGTACGCACAGGGAAAAGAAAAATTGATTGATATAGAAAAAATTAATGCCGAAATGGAATTATTGGAATTAGGAGGAATAAAAAAGTGAGTTACAAAGAATACATCGACAAAAGAAATACGTTAATGCAGGAAGCGAAAAACCTTGTCGACTCAGGGAAAATCGAAGATTTTAAGGCAAAAAAGCAGGAAATCGCGGATTTAGATAAGTCCTGGGAAGAATACGCTTCTGCTCAGGCGGAAATCAGAGCCATGGAAGATAAGCAGCCGGTAAATAATGGCCTGTTTAACCAGGAAGAAGAACTCGCAGGAGTTCCTGCTGCAAAAACAAAAGCAGATATTTTTGACACGGCAGAATACAAGCATGCGTTCATGAATTTTGTTTGCAGAAACGAAGCAATCCCTAAGAAGTTTATGAACGAAGCCGGCAAAACTACTGCCGCAGATGCAGGAGCAGTCATCCCAACAACAATCGTAAAAGAAATTATCAGAGAACTGAAGGCATACGGCAACATCTATACCAAGGTTAGAAAGCTTAACGTTCAGGGCGGGGTAGAAATTCCTATCCTCTCATTACTGCCTGCAGCTACATGGATCGGCGAAGAAGCAAGCGAGGCTCAGAAATTAAATGCAAAGGACAAGGTAGCCTTTAATTATTATGGTCTCGAATGCAAGATTTCTCAGACATTACTGGTTTCTGTTGTTACATACGATGAATTCCAGGCAGAATTCGTAAACCTTGCGGTTGAGGCAGTGGTAGGCGCTTTAGAAAAGGCAATTATCACAGGCAGCGGAGAAGGACAGCCAAAAGGAATCATTAACGAAACAAGAATTCCTGAAGAAAACGTAATCGAAATGACTGCCGCAGAATTCAATGACTGGAAAGCGTGGAAACAGAAAGTCTTCAAGAAAATGAAGAAATCTTACAGAATGGGCGAATTTATCATGGCGCAGTCATCCTTTGATGCGCATATCGACTCCATGACAGACACTACCGGCCAGCCTATCGCAAGAGTAAATTACGGAATCGATGGCGGTGAAACGTATCGTTTCGGCGGAAAGTTCGTAGAAACTGTCGAAGAAGAGATTCTGCCAGATTTCGACACAGCTGAAGTTGGCGCTGTAGTAGCTATCTTCACACAGCTGAAGTATTACATCATCAATAGCAATATGACTATGACCAATGTAAAATGGGTAGACCACGACACCAACGAAGTCAAAAATAAGGTCATCTTAATTGCTGATGGTAAGTTAGCAGTGCCGTATGGAACCATTCTGATCAAGAAGAAAGCGTAAAAAGGCGGTAAATTATGTTTATCAGTGAAAAAATGAAATTAGAACTCACTGAATATGCGAAAATTGACGGCGGGGAAAACCTCGCCGTTTCAATGTATTCAGCAGCAGTTCAGATGGCTGAATCTGAAACAGGGAAAGCTTTTATCATACAAGATGAAAAACCAAAAGACCAGCTGTACTGGCTTGCCATTATGATGATGGTCGCTCACTGGTACGACAACCGCGGCAATGGAAGCGACAAAGCTTTTTACGAGCTTCCGCGCTCAGCACAAACAATCTTAAATCACATCGCATTGAGCACTGATTTTGAAAAAATTCAGGAGGCAGCAGAATGAATATCGGAGAACTGGATTCCAGAATAAAGGTAATGCATGAGACTGTTATAACAAATAGTCTTGAAGAGGAAGCGCCACAGTTGGAGGTCCTTAAGGAAATATGGGCCAAAGTCGAGCCAAGAACCGGCTCTCTTCTCACTGGCCGCGCAGCTGATACTAAGCTGTCAAAAACAACCCACGCAATCACGGTACGGGTTACTTCCTTGAAAGGAATTACCGAAGACTGCCATATCCTCTGGACTGACCAGAATGGAGCAGAGCACCACTTTGATATTGACTATATCCTGCCGCCGCCGCGCAGCACACAGTTTACAACCATTTACGTGCAGGAGGTAATCTGATGAACGACATCGACGGATTAATCAAAAATTTCACCGATACCCTTAACTCCATGGAAGACGCTGCCGAAAAGTTTTTGAAAAAAGAAGCGCAGAAAGAACGCAAACTTATGGTTGCGGCTGCGAGGCGCAAGATAAAAAAGCTCACAGGCAATTATCTCAAAGGCTTTAAGGCGGGGAAAAAGATTTATCCCTGGCACGATGCAGAATACAACATTAGGGTATACAACGCCGCACCGCACGCTCATCTCATAGAAAACGGACACAGGCTTGTCATTGCCGGAAAATTCATACGCTGGATTCCTGGTAAACATATTATCGAAGATGTACACAGAGCTTTTGAATCGCAGTATGCGGCCGACGTAGAGGATGACCTCGCAGACTTTATGGCAAAGGAGCTTGAAAAATGATAACAACCAAAGATATTGTAGCGGCAGTGAACCGCACACTAAAAAAAGGTGCAGAGGGCGTATCTGTCAGATCTGCTGACTTTGATAAAAAAGTAAAGCGACCAAGCCTGTACGTGGAGTACCCAACGCCTACCTTTGATGGCAATGAATACTTATTGCGCGAAACTGGAACCATACGCATAAATTACTTCCCGGAGAATGAAGACCCAAGAGAAGAGCTTGCAGACATGCAGCTTAAACTTAGCGGAATATTCTTCGGGATTCTTCGCGTTACAGAAGAATTCGTTATACCTATAAATGAACTTAGTTTCGAAATTTCAGACGACGTTCTCATAGCATCATTCGACTATGAAACACATCAATACAGAGAAGAAACTGGCGAAGACCTCACTGAACTTGAAGCAGATTTCTCAGAAATGGATGAAAACCTGATGGAGACGCCGGGCCTGGATTTCGGAGAATAGGAGGATAAAAAATGGGATTACCAAACATCGTAGTCGAATTTATCGAAAAGGCAAATACGGCAATCGCAAGAAGTGAACGCGGTATCGTATGCCTTGTCGTAAACGACGCAACAAAAAATACAACTGTTACAACATACCGCTCCATCACCGACATTATTACCGAGGACTGGACAGCAGAAAACCTGCAGGTAATCAAAGATGCATTTCATGATGGGCCGACAAAAGTGCATATCGTGCGTCTCGGAGCTGATGCAGAGTTAAGCACTGTGTCAGCAACACTTGATGCTCTGAAAATCAATTGGCTCGCACTCATCAATGAGAACCAGAGCCAGGTTGTTGAGTACATAAAGGCTAGAAACGCAAAAAAAGGTGCTGTAAAAACAAAAGCAGTCGTACATGGCGCTGCAGCAGACGATATTCATATCGTGAACTTCAACAACAGCGCTGTCACACGAAAAGGTGCTGATGCCACAACAGCAGGGCATCTTTATCTGGGAAGAATCGCAGGCCTTCTGGCAGCGTTGCCACTCAATAAGACGGCGACATATTATACTTTCGACGACCTTGACAGCGTTGCAGAGGTAAAGGATGCGGATGCTGCAATTGATAACGGAGAATTCATCCTTATTAACGATTACGGCACTGTCCGCGTAGCAAGAGCAGTAAACTCGGCCACAACAGAAAAGAACGGAGCGTTAAAGAAAATCACCATTATTGAAGGAATGGACCTTATCCAGGAAGACATTATGACAACATTCAAAGAACAGTATGTGGGCCAGTATAAAAACACCCCTGACAACCAGGCGCTGTTCATCGCCTCTGTAAACACATACTTCAGAACCATGGCAGGTGAAGAGGTTCTCAATCCAGCATATAACAACCTTGCAGAAATCAATGTCGAAAAACACAGAGCGGCGCTCGTGAAGGCCGGCAAGACCGAAGCTCTCGACTGGGACGACCAGGCCGTTAAGAACAACCCGTACAGCTCTTACATTTTTGTGAAGGGCAACGTACAGTTCTCTGACGGCATCGAAGACTTGGATTTCGAAATTTATTTAAACTAGGAGGTAAACGATGGCTTTTTTAAGTAACAAAAAGATTAATTCAAACCAACTCATCAACGGCACCTTCGGTTCCGTGATTATGAATGGGCATAAGCTGGCCAACATCGAAAGCTTTGAGGCAAAAGTAACTCTCAACTATGAAGCAGTAGACCTTGCAGAAGATCTTGGCGAGCATCAGAAGTACATGGGTTTTTCCGGTGCTGGCACTATGGTAATTAAAAAAGTTGACTCCTACGTGCTGAAGCTCATGTGTGATGCAATCAAAAACGGACAGATGCCGGAAATCATGGTAGTCGGCTCACTAAAAGATCCTGCGTCGGCAGGAGCTGAGCGCGTACAGCTTAATGAAATTACTCTCGACGAAGTAACCCTCATGCAGTTCGAACAGAAGACCATCGCAAAGGAAGAAATTCCGTTCAAGTTTGCGGATTATAACTTCCTGGACATGATTGCTTAGAGGTGCAGCAATGAGTGAAAAGATGAAGAGGGCAACAAAAGAATCTCTGCTTGCCAGGGCGCAGATGCGCCAGGCAACAGAGGTGAGATACAAAGAGTTCGAGAGTAAACTGCTCGGAGAAACTCTTATGATTAAAAAACTTCCGCTGGAACAAGTTTGTGGCATCATGGATATGGCCGGTGATGGCGACAGCTTAATCGAAAATGTTGAGCTGAATTGCCAGCTTATTTATGAGAGCATTCCGCTATTTCAGGACAAGGAACTGCAGGAAGCATACGGATGCACTGAACCGCAGAAAATTGTCACAGCAGTCCTTGATGACAACATGGGCGAAATGAAAAACCTGTGCGAAGCCATACTCGGGATGTATGGCCTTACGGAGGCAGTGGAAGATATAAAAAACTGATGAAGCAGGATGCTGATGCCGAGATGGTCGGCTTTTACATCCTGCGAGGACATACTCTGGATGAAATGTTAAGCCTGTCAACTACCGACAGGCTCTTCTATTTAGCTGCGATGGAAGTCTATAAAGACGAAATGAAAATACTGGAGAAAGGAGGAATGTAAATGGCAAAAAGCGTAAATGTAATACTGAAACTAAAAGACCAATATTCTAAGCCGATAACACTGGCCAAAGAAGGAACTAAGAAATTTAACAATCAAGTGTCGCACGCACAGAATGCAGTAAAAAGATTCGGCAACGAAATAAATAACAGCTTTAAAACCGCAGTAAAAGCATCGGCGGTCGCGCTCACAGGTCTTGGTGCCGCAGCGCTCAAAACTGGATTTTCAGAAGCACTCGACCTGGAAGGCTATAGGAGCCAGCTCGAAACAGCCACCAAGGACACCAAGAAAGCTGCTGAAATCATGCAGTATGCCATCAACCTTGCAAACAAAACTCCTTTTGAAGGCGGTGAGCTTGTAGAAGCTGCAGCCAAGTTCGAAGCGATGGGAATGAGTGCTGAAAAGTGGCTGACATACGCAGGCGACATGGCTGGTGCGACCAATAAAAGCTTCGACCAAGCGACAGAGGCCCTTATCGATGCACAGACTGGGGAACTTGAACGTCTCAAGGAATTCGGCATAACCAAAGCCATGATTCAGGCACAAGCCGAGAAGATGTTTGCTGACCAGCAGGTAGTGAACAATAAAGGCCAGATTGTGAATCAGGAAAAATTCAACGAGGCGATGCTTGCTCTCATGGAAGATAAGTTTTCCGGTGGCATGGAAAAACAATCCCAAAATCTTAAAGGGATATGGTCAACCATCACCGGCGTGACTAAATCCGCCATGGCAAACGTAGTCGGCATGACAAGTTCCGGTAGCGTTAAGTCCGGCAGTGCCCTCGATATTCTAAAAGAGAAAGCAAAAACCGTAGCCAGCACTCTCGAAAAGTGGCAGAGCGACGGTACTTTAGACAGCCTTGCAGATAAAGCAGGAAATCTGTTAAACGGAGCACTTAACAAAGCGGGTGCCGCCTTTACGTTTGTGAAGGATAATGCGAACTGGCTAATACCTGTGCTGGAAGCTACGGTCGCAGGTTTTGTTGCATTCAACATTGTGAATGGAATTGCAAAAACGATTCAGTCCTTCACCATCATAATTAACGTTCTTAAAGTGGCCTTTGCAGGACTCAACATAACAACATTCGCATGGCAGGTAGCAATCGTTGCAATAATCGCAGTCGTGCTCCTACTCATTGCGAACTGGAAGAAAGTAATTGCATGGCTCGGAAAACTTAAGGATAAATTCATGGAAGCAGACGGCTTCATCGGTAAGTTCAGAGACGGAATATTTGCAGTGGTAGACGCATTTAAGAATGTATATGACTGGATAAGCAACACAATAGGCAAGCTGAAAGAATTTTTCTCAACCGACAGCAAAAAGACGGTCAGCATAAACACTGAAAGCAATACGAGCACCCCTGCCACTGGAAACAGTCCGCGCAGGCATGCACTGGGCACTACGTATTTTGCAGGTGGGGCAACAAAATTCTCTGAAGGGGGGCGCTCTGAAGAGGCAATTTTCCCATCCGGAACACGCATTATTCCGGCGGACAAAGCCGGCCTACCACAGGGCGGCAGCCATATCACCGTATACGTTACAGTTCAGGGCAACGTCATAGGCAATGAGGAGTATATGGAGCAGACCGGCGAATATATTGCAGATAAAGTCAGAACAGCCCTGGGGAACAGTTAGGAGGTAAACCGTGCGAGTAATAATAACCATCGACAACAACAGCAAAATCATGGTGCTGCCTTATGTTACAAGCGATATGGTGAAAATAAACTATGGCCAAAGCTCCGCACAGAATTCCGATTCGGTAAAGTATGGCCAGATTAAGACCTTAGGCCCTGAGCCTCTGGCGATGGTATCAATAACAGGCATTTTCCCAAAAGGCAGGCTGCCGTTCATGGAGCGCGACGCAAAAACCGAACCGATGGACTATGTTAAATTTTTTCGAAACAACCGCAGAGACAGAAAACCTTTTAGGGTGATTATTACACGCCGCGACGGCAGAGAAGTTTTTAACCGCCTTATGTCCTGCGAATCTTTTGAAATATCTCCAGCGGGAAGAAACGGAGAAATACCATACCAGCTGGATTTTGAACAATATAGGATGGTGAGATGATGAAGGTCAAGGTGATTCATAACGGCAAATCCGAAGACGTCACAAAGCTCGTCGGAGATCTTACCTGGCGTGATTCGATAGACAGCCTGGGGATGGAATTTTCCTTCTCCAGGCCTCATTCATATTTTGACGAGCAGTTCAAAGACACCTTCGAAGCAGGTGATACCGTCGTTATTACTGACAATGGCACAGAAATCCTCAGAGGCGTAATCGTCCAGTGCCCTATAGGCAGTAATTCGTATAGCGGGTTCGACTATGCCTGGTATCTGAACAAATCAGAAACTGTAATCCAATTCAAAAAAATTTCTGCAAAAAAGGCGATTCAAAAGCTCTGTGACAGGTACGATGTACCGGTTGGAAGCATTGCATCAATGAATACGTTGATATCGAAGGTCTATAAAGATATATCTCCCGCAGATATTATAAAAGATGTTCTGGACCAGGTAAGTGGAGAAACCGGGAAAAAATATCGCCTGGAAATGCAAAAAGGCAAGCTGCACATTTCCACATCTGGAGAAATAAAACTCAAACCAAAGTATATGGATGACCGGGGAGAAGAAATATCATGTACCAAAGCTGCGGCCATAACAGGAACAAGAAGCATTGAAGAAATGAAGAATCAGGTAACTGTTGCGGGCAACAGCGAAACGTGCACGCAGATTAAAGCTACAGCAAAATCTTCCGCCTCTATCAAAAAATATGGGCTTCTCACGGACGTTGAGACGGTAGACGATCTCACAGAGGCAAAGGCGAGAAACATCGCTAAAAACAGATTACAGGAGCTTAACAAGGTTAAAATATCATTTACTGCTGTTATGCCAGGAGATGCAGCGGTCCGCTCTGACCGGATGCTATACTTCGACAGGCCTGAGGTGCAAATCAAAGGCTGGTTCAAAGTAAAAAGCTGCACCCATGCAATCAGCGGCGGGATACACACCATGACATGTGAAATGGAGGGATAACGTGAGCTGGGAATATGATCTTGCAAAAGAACTGAAGCAAAACACCGAACGGACCCGCAAAAAAGCGGTTGAAGAGGCAAGCTTCTACAAAGGAAAAATTGAAAAACTGTCCCCGCTTACAGTATCGGCCATGGGCGGTGAGCTGATGTATGAAGAGGGAGAAAATCTGCTGGTTAGCCAGCAGATTTTAGACTATACAGAAGAAATTATCTTCGAAAGAGACGGAATAACAACTACCCTGAAACGAAAAAACATCCTGAAAAAAGGTGCTGCGGTGCTTTTAGCTCCGGTTGATGGTGCAGATGTTATGGCCGTCATAGACATCGTAAAGGAGTGATGAGATGTTTCCGGAGATTGATTACAACTTTGAAGAGGAAGAAAAACAAGAGTCGCTCATGATAAGTACTGAAATTGGAAGAACTCCACTTTTTGACTTTGATAAAGGCAGGTATGTTCTCAAAGATGGGAAAATCGTGGAATGCACTCAAAGGGAGGCAGTCCGCCAGTGGGTCGGATTCCTTATAAAGACTGCTGCGAAAAAATTCGCGGTGTATGAGGGCACCGGTTTTGGAACCTACATCGAAAATTACATCGGTTATAAAGATGTCGGTTTTGTAGCCAGCGAGATTAAACGTGAGGTGGAAGAAAAAACAGTGCTTAACAGGGCAATTAAAGAAATTGATAATTTCGAAGCGAAAAAGGAAGGTTCACGTCTGCACATTACTCTCATGGTAGTAATGCAGACAGACGAAGAAGTGGAGGTGGAAACCGATGTCTAATGGTGACAATATCCGTACCAGGATTCCGAGCGAGTACGAAAAAACACCAGGGTATCTTATCTTTGATATAACAGAAGCTGTGGGCCAGGAAATGGACCTGCAAGACAAAGAGATAGAAACTGTCGCAGCAATGCTCGACATAAACAATCTTACCGGTGATGAGCTTACAAAATTTGCGGAGCAACGTAAAGGCGTAATGAGAAAAGCGGCTACATATGCAATCGGTGAAGTAGTTGTGCAGGGTACGGGCACAGTTACTGCAGGCGATATTTTCGAAACGCCGAACGGAGTGCAATTTACAGCAACAGAAACTGTTGATATTGTAGACAGCGGAAGCGTAACGGTCAGAGCTGTTGCTGCGGGCAATGTCGGTGTTATAGGGGCAGGCGCAATAACTCAGATGCCAGTCACAATTGCCGGTATTAACAGCTGTAACAATGAAGAGGCGACGCATGACGGCTACGATGCCGAAAGCGACGAAGCTCTCAGAGACCGGTATTATACTGCGCTGCGCACACCGACAACATCAGGCAATAAGTACTCGTACATGAACTGGGCACTTGAAGTTCCTGGCGTAGGCGCTGTACAGGTTTTTCCACTGGGACACGGAGAAAACACTGTTGATGTAGTCATTATTGACAGCGACATGCTCCCTGCGTCAGCGCAGCTGGTATCAGATGTTCAGCAGCACATTGATCCCGACTCTTCAGGAAGAGGAGAAGGAACAGCACCGATGGGGGCGCATTGCTACGTGGAATCGGCGGCCGCTCTTGAAATTAACATTCAAGCGAAGCTGACCATAACAGGCGCACAAGAAGATGCCGAGGCGGCAGTTAAAGAAGCTATAACTGCATATCTTGCCGACATTGCTTTCACAGGCGCAAATGTCAGCTACGCACAGATCGGCAGCACTATTCTTGATGCCGCGGGCATCCTGGATTATGAGAGCTTAAAAATAAATAACAGCAGCGCAAATATAAACGTACCAGACAGAAGCGTTGCGGTACTGGGAACGGCGGTGTTCGATTATGCGTAGTGCAAAATTGTTGGAAAGAGTAAACGCTTTAAACTCGAACGATATAATGGTGCAGGATGTTTTATCGGCCATAGGCCAGACGATGGATGAAGCGGACGCTAAAAACGCGCAAATCGTTGCTGACCAGTTCTTTGACACTTGCTCAGAAGAAATGCTTGAAGTTTACGAACGAGAAGCAAGAATCACACCACTCGCATCACAAACCATTGCCGACCGCCGCTCCGCGGTAGCTGCAAAATGGAAAAGTGAAGGCAAGGTCGATATAGCGCTCTTGCAGGCGGTGGCAAATAGCTGGAAATACGGAAAGGTAGATGTTGATTTCGTCGACAATAAAATTCAGATTACGTTCGTAGACACCGTCGGAGTTCCGACGGACACTGCAGGCCTGGAGCTGGCCCTGGACGATGTAAAACCTGCGCATCTGCCTATTTACTATCTGATAGTCTATCTTTACGTGCGGGACGTAAGCGTAATGACCGTTGCAGAGCTCCAAACACAAAAGATAGGCAATTTTGCTTTTGGAGGTAATGATTAATGGCGGTAAAAAAAGACTTTTTTAAATATAACCCGGCGACGGACGGGGACAAGACCTTTAATATTGAAGACGCTCTGAACAAAAACTGGGATGCTGTCAATGAAGGTTTTAAGGAGCTGGAAGAAGAGTGTATTTCGAAAGAAGAAAACACCGAGGCCATGAAGGGTAAAGCAAACACCCCTTCGTATGCCGAAACTACCATGCTTGCATCAGGCTGGGATGAGAACCGGTACAGTTTCGAAACTGACTATCCGTTCGATTTATATGACATTGAAATTCAACCAAGTAAGAACTGCACCACAGAACAGATGGAAGCATACTGCGGAGCCATGCTCACCGGATCTTCCACTGACCACATCACAGAAGCTAAAGGTGATGTACCGGCTATCGAC